ACTTCCTTGACCTTGACTTTTGCGACTTCAGCGAACCGCCATTGCAGGAATATTTCTTACCGGCAAAGCAGGGCGATGTGTTTCAAATCAATATCCCGGTCGAAGGCACCAACTTGCCGGAGAATGGTGAGTTATCTGCCGCTTTGGTCGATTGCGAAGGCAATGAAATACCGATGCAGTCAGAGATAGTTTGGGTAAGTTGTGTTCAAACTTATGAAACCAAAATATTGTATGATTTTTCAACTAATCAGTTTTTTGAATGGTTTGGGACTTATACCGGAGCAACATTTCAGCCATCATATCTTAAAGTATATGCTATTGACCCATCATTAAACAAAGAGTTTTTAGTTGAATTTTCTTTGAATATAGTTCCCGGTCAAGATATACTAGTTGGCATAACTGTTAATAGTTTCTGTACCCAATTAGAGGCACTTCTAACTAGTTTTTTTGGATATGCTTGTGAAGTAACCTTTACGGGTGGCAGCGGCCTAACAGATAGGCCTGAAATAACTATTAAAATAACTTCGGACCTTTGTAATGTTGTAGCTATTGATTTTGATTTTACTTATACATTTCCACCTGAAGTAATAACTGCTGTTGGATTATACAATCCAATAACCTGTAAAACAGAAGGCACTCAATACCAAGCGACCTTAATCATTCCGTTTACGCTGCCCGATGGCACCTACAAGATAGCCATTACCGACAACTATACAGGGGCGGTCTATTGCTTTAGCAACATCATTCAGGTGGATTCAACCGATGAGTTCAGCCAGATAATTCAGTTCCAAGGCAATAACATTGCGGAAGGCTTTGAATACTTTAACGGTTGGTTTCAGCAAGTCAGAATGGGAATCAACGGTGCCGGGCCTGAATTTGAAAATCAAGTTTCGGTTTATCGGGATTCAAACGGAAATTCACGAAGTACAAGCGTACGAACCGATTTAATCTTAAATTTGCACACCAATTGGATTGACGACCCGACACTGAAAGCCCTGCAATCTGCCACGAATCACAGGACTTTTAACATCGGCACTCAGTCTCTTTATGTTACTGATTTCGAGGTAGGCCACAACCAAGACTTCAGCACAATAACCTCTTATTTTGGTTTGGCGCAAGTCAAAATCAAAGCGAAAAAACAGAACTATCAGCCGATAAATCAAGGCTGCGTAAACTGCTAATAATCAATGAATTTTAATTGCGGTGAAGACAAGTGCTACATCCAACCTCAATGCGACTCTGAATTCAGTAGCCGCATTATTGCGATTGCACTCGTCAGAAAAGATTACCCTGTAAATAAAACCAACTCAGATACCTTTTTGGGTTCAATTTGGTCGGGAATGCTAACCGGGGATGTAAAAACAATCCTCAATATTCGGGGTTCTAAAGCCCGTCCTGAAACTGCTGAACTTGGTGGTTTCGGAAATCAGTCTATCAAAGTAGGCAACACAAGCCACACTATTGAATACGTAGACCAATATATCAAAGAGAATCAGGACTTCTACAATTCAATCAGAAAGGCCGGAAGCCGTTATGACCTGTACTACTTTACCAAAGAGTTGATATGGGATGCCTCTGGGTCTACCATTACAATCTATGGTGATGCGGTCCATACCGATGGCCCGACTGACCTTCTCGAAGGCATGGTTACCATAAAGTGGATTCAGAAGGGTTCGCCTTTGGCAATTTTTGATGACTATGATTCAGATGACTTCCTTGAAGGACTGTACTACTATCCAAGTTCAGGAAGCAACCAACTAACGATTACCATCAATGTTGATGACTCTAAGACTGAGAGCATTGGTGCTGTCTCTAACAGGTCGGTACAAACGAATTGCAGTATGTTCTACTCAGTGGATTACATTGAGCCGGGATATGAAGACTTCTTCGAGTATTCAATCAACCAAAACGGAGGGGCAGGAATGCTTACCATTACAACGCCTGCCGAGCAAACAGGTGCCGATACTTTCACGATGAAAATCAAGTACACCGGAACTTGCTCTGATTGCTTCTTCGGTTATATCGATGTTACGGTAATCTGCACAGGCCTTTAATTCATTAGCCAACAAAGATTCAAATGCTGACTCAGGAATACATTATAGAGGTTCTCAGGAACCCGAAAAAGGTAAATTTCCAAACAGACTTTCATGAAGAAGTTCGGGAAATCTATGAACAACTGGAATACCACTTTGATGATGACTATCCTAAGAAGCTACTTGAATCGACACGGCCAAATGAAGAAGGTTGGATGAAATTGGAACGGGAGCGGGTATGGGAATGCCCCTCCCGGGTTCCAATTAAGAGAGTCGAAAACCTGCTGAGCAAAATCAGGCAGGCAGATGATTTTCGTATTAACTGGTTAGAAAATGAAATCGAAACCGGAATCGCTCAGGATAATTCATTCAGGGATTATTGCGAGTATAAATTACCGGTGTACAAATCACTTGAAGACTGGCTTTTCCAGACCTTTCAAAAGTTCTACCTGTCCGATCCAAATGCTTTGATTTGGGTTGCGCCTAAATGCGATGACATCCGTGAGGGGATAAATCTTGACAAACCATTCCCTCAGATAATTGAATCTGAAGACATTGTCGAAATTGGCGATGATTACGCTATCTGGCTAATCGAGCATGACAAATCCAAAGGCTACCGTTATTTCGGGGCGCAGGATTCAACAACATTCTACTACGTCACGCTAAAGGACCGGACCGCTGACACAGATGCAGTCCTCACGATTGATGCTTTTCCCAACTTCACCTCTTACCCGATTCATTCAGTTGGTTCGGTTGTGTATGAAGTCGAAGACTACAACATCATTTTTGAATCAATTCTTCAGGCGGCCATACCCGAGTGGAACCAGGCACTCAGGAGGGCGGATGACAATAACATACTTTGGATTAAACAAGCCTATCCAAAGGAATGGGAATACAAGTCGGCAAGCTGTAAGACCTGCAAAGGGTCAGGCCGGGGCAAAGGTTCGGAAACGACCTGCAAATCCTGCAATGGCAGCGGAAACGATGTGGTCGAAACACCATTTCAAAAGATTGTTATTTCCATCCCGAAAACAAATGCGCTGACAAACGAAAATCAGCTAACAAATATACCGACGCCACCTGCCGGCATAATCGAAAGGGATTTGGCCACGATTAAAGAGTTCGGAGTCGAGATTCAGCAGCGATTATACAACGGCATGAGGGCACTTGGTTTGGAATACCTTTTTGAAAACCCATTGGCCGTATCCGGTGAAGCTAAGATTCAGGATAAGAAAGAGGTGCATACTTTCCTCTACCAAGTTGCAGTCCATTATGTAACGGTTTATTCATGGGTGGCCAAAGAGTTGTATCTTCAAAAGTATTCAGTCCTTCCAAACCTGGTGACCGATGAAAGGATAGACCAAAACCTTCCGAAAATTACCATCCCGACCGACTTTGACATCTATACCGCTGCGGAAATTGCTGATGCTTTGGCGATGGCCCGGGATAAAGGTTTTGGCCCTGAAATCAGCAATGGTCTTGAAAGGGATTTGCTGATAAAGCAATACGGAGAGGGCAGTATGGCGGTGAAGAAAAACGAGATTAGGCAAAAGCTGAATCCCTTGCCGAATTACAAACCGGATGAGATTGCGCTGCTAAAAGAATCCGGATTGGTATCTGATGAAGATGCGATGTTGGCGGTGAAAATTGACTACTTCACAAACCTTTTGGCGGCACAGGATGACAAGTGGTGGGAAAAGGACTTCCTTCAAAAGAAAGCCGACCTTGAGGCATTAGCCAAAGCCGAGGCCGAAAAGATTTCACAAAAGCAGATTGGAAGAGTTGATTTCGGATTGGGTGCATGACACAAGAAGAACTAATCCGTAAAATTGAACTATTGCAGGAGAAACTGGAATCCGATTTGGAAGCCAAGTACCCAGCAATTTTCAAAGACCTGTATCGTGAATTGCTCGAAGTTACCGCACCGATCCGATTTGGCGGTTCTGCAGATACAAGGGCAAAGCAGCTTCTTGAGGTGGTCAAACTGAAAAAAAAGATACTGGCTACGATTGGCAACAATGCGGCCTACAATGAGGCCATAAAGACCTTTACCGATGGATACAAGGAGCTGCGGGATTTGACCGATGAATATTTCGGCAACTTGGTCTCTACCTACAAGCCCAAACAAGACCTTTATGATGCACTGGTGAAAGTCAGCATCGAAACCACAAAGGATGCCTTGTTAGGTTCGGGAGTTCAGGCCGCACTTGCCGACCCAATTACATCCTCGCTTATTTCATCGTTGAGCAGCAAAGCGAATAAGACAAGTTTTGAGGTGCTTCTCCGGGATTTAATCAATGGAACACCCACAACAAAACCAATCCTGCAATCGGAAATCAAACGATTGGCAGGGGATAGCATGATGATATTTCAGCGGTCGTACATAGATGCCGTAAGCAGTGACCTGAACATTTCGTATTTCATTTATTCGGGAACGGTCATCAAAACCACAAGGCCATTCTGCCGGGATAAGGCAGGCCGGATATTTAAGAAATCGGAAGTTGAAAGTTGGGCCAATCAGAGTTGGAACGGGAAAATGGTCGGAACCGATAAGCAGACGATATTTAATAAATTAGGTGGTTATTCTTGCCGTCACAATTTATTTCCAGCGACAAAAGCACAATATATGATGCAAAAAAAGCGAGAAAATAAATAATAAGAAAAACAAGAAATAAAATGGCCGAAAAGAAATTCCAAAAGAAAGTCGGGAACCGGACGATTAAATTCGGGGCAAAGGGTTTTTCGATTGCACCCGGTACTCCCAAGGGTGATAACTATTGCGCAAGGTCATCCGGCATAAAGAAATGCGCCAAACCACCTTGCCCGAATGACCTATCCCGGCAGGCATGGGGATGCGTGGGCAAAAAGTCCGTGAAAAGTAAAGCCAAAAAGTTTTCAAGAACAAAGTAAATTTGCGAACCATGAATTGCTTAACAAACTATATCGGCCTGAAAAGCTGCAACGCTCAACAGCCACTCAGCGGTCTTTACATCAACGACCTTCCCGGCATGAGCAATGAGTTTCTAAATGCCATTGCAACGCAAGACCAACCTTCATTTATTCAAATGTACGAATCGGTGCAGAGGGTTGTATTGGAACAAATCAAGTCTCAGGTCCGGGCTTCTCTGTATGAGATTGCAGAGGCAACAATGGACCAAAGTTTGTTCTTCACCAAACGGCCAACGGTTTTTACTCAGCAGGTCATCCAACCGACACCTGCCGAAGCGAAATACAAGGGCATTTGGGTTTCGGCTTTTGGGTCGAAGTACCTGCAAATGCGGGTAAATTCAGTTTGGATCTACAATTCAGGCGCAGCAGCGCAATATGTGCCATTAAAGATATTCAGCACTTTTGATTGGTCAGTGCTTTATGAAACCACCATAACAGTGCCATCGGGCTTTTCCGAGGTTGCAATTAACCAGGTAATTGACTTGCAATTTGACGGATTGAATGTCTTTTTAGCCATCGACACGACCGATGTGCCAACGATTAAAAACCCTTGGTTGTCGGATTTATCAGAGTGGGGTGTATCCGATTGCGCCTGTGCAAACAGAGGGCCGAATCATTACTGGAATTATCAGGATTGGACCATCTACCCGGTAACCATGCCGCTAAATGTGGCTTTGCCGGATAAGATAAAGACTGACTTCAATCAGTCCGGGGTGATGTTTAACCTCGAACTGATCTGCTCAACCGAATCCTTTATTTGCGCCAATCGGGAGCACTTAAAAATGTTTATTGCCTATGCTTTGGCTGAACAAATCCTTCTCAATAAGTTGGCAGGATTCAACCAGAACTTCCATGCGACATTTAACCCGGAGCAAACCGAACGGACTATGGTTACTTTCCGGGGCATGAAGGAAAAGGCATTGAAAACATGGGCAAAGTCGGTGAACCTATCTGGTGAAGATATGTGTTTCAGTTGCGGAGATGCGCAATACATCCAGTCAGTCGGAGTAAGGTCGTAAAAAAACCCCTCTTTTTGGGAGGGGCTTTCTTCGGGAATGGATAAGGAATTGCAGGGTTAGGTTTTTTTTCGCTTGCTTGCTTTTGGCTTTTTCTTTTTTTCAGCGGACGGCGGTTCGGTTTCTGCCGAATTCCAGCTTTGAATCATCTCATCTTGGTAAGCTTTGGCATCTTTTTTTTGTTGCCTTACAAATGCAATCAAATTTGACTTTGTAAGCATTTTGGAATACTCCTTTTCATACGCTTCGCATTGTATTTCATAACGAGACTTTTTCACCAATCCTCTTTTTTTCGCTTCTTTTAAAAGTTCAATATCTTCTTCAGAATATTTGACAAGTTCGGATTGTATATTCGGACGCATCGGAAATTCGGGCAATCCCATGTGGGTTCTTAGGAATGCGACAAACTGCATTTCTATTAACTGGCTGCTGGCATTGTAGTAAAACCCATACGGGTCATCTTTTCGTGCTGGTACATCAACTTGCTTGTCCATCACCAATGCCCGAAAAAGTTGCTCGAAATTCTCAAAGGTTATATCTTTTCTTTTCATAGCATTCAGGATTTAAAGATTCTTCCTTAGTTCGGCAATGGCCACATCCAATGCCGCAGTTAATTGGTAAGGGGTGTATGGCATTTCGTTTGTCAGACCTTGCCGCCATTTTTGATGCTGAATCAGGATTTCAAGTGCTTCGGAAAGGGTCATGGCTTGCCAAATGTTTCGTTGTAGTATTGTTCACCTTTTATATTTCCATTTACAACCCATGAATCAACGGCATCCATTATCTCCTCCTTATGCATTACTTTAGCTTGTTCAAATTGTTGTGGCAATATGCGCCCTTGTTTGTTGTACACATCTTCAAGCCACTCCACTGCCGTCAGGGGCCGCTTTTCAGCCCCGTTGCCGTATTTTTCCGCTGATTCGCTCATAGTGTTATTTCGGTTCCTTTTTCAAACTTTACCTCTTCCGGGAACCGCAATGCAAGTTCCTTCAGCTTTTCTTCACTCAGGTCTGCAACCTTAATCATCAGCGCAAAGTCTTTGCGCAGCATCCGGTAAGTAAGCTTGCCGTACTTAACCTCGATATTACCGCCATAGCTCTTTACAAACCTCTGAACCATGTCTAATGTGCCGGCAATGTCCACATAAAAGTGAGTGAATCCGAGGCCGTCAACTGTGTACTCACCGACTGCCAGCAAGTCATTTTTGAAAATTTGATTATCCATTTGTTTTAGAAATAAAGGGGCCGAAGCCCCGGTGAAAACTAAAGTGAAGTTCTAAGTCCTGTTGTTTCTTCGAATATTGATTTTAGCATATCGGAATAAACTCCTGAAAGAGTAGATACCGGCTTTACATCAAGGCCTCTATACTTGCAGATGCGAACATCGTAAGTATCCATGCTATTCAAAGTTACATACATAATGTTTGCAATCCTTGAACCTTTGAACTTTGTTACAAGCGTGTTTCCGTTGTTATCAGAGAAACAAGTTGCACTTGTCATGGCAATAAATTTGTTACCGCCTAATTGAGAAAGAATCTGTGTTGCTGCGTTCATTTTTTTAGTGTTTTAATTTTTGCAAAGATAATACAGCCAATTCGATAATTCCAAAAATATTTTCACAAATAAGGAATTATTTGTGTTTGAACAGTGAAATGTCATTTCTCTCGTAAGCCTTAAATTCAGTAACCACTTGCTCTCCGGAAATAAAGTCTTTCGGAAAGTGATTGTAAACTACATAATTCAAACTGGCCATGTCCATTGGCCTGCCCTTGACATTAACGGCATTTAAAACTATGTCATTTGCCATCATCTGATAAAATTTCAGGGCAATCGAATAGCCGCCACCAACAACTCCGCAATTCAGTAGAGTTAGATGCTTAGATGCTGCGAACCATGATTTGTGATTCCGGTTTTTACAAAAAGGCAATAAATGCCGCCAAAGCCAACCATTAGCAAGGGTCTGACCTTTTTCATAGCCAACATAAAGCTTTGTTGGGTTGATATTAAAAGGATTCTTCAGGACTTCAACATCAGTACCATCAACGCACCATACCATTGTAGTTGGGTTTTTCTGAATGTAGTCCAGTTGAATTAACCACCTAAAATCTACGGGGGTAAATTTTGGGTCAGGGTTATCAATCCTAACAAATTCAGTTGTGCCTTCATTTTCAAATTTGCAATTGGTTAAAATCACCAATCGAATGCCTAAATCTTGGCAGCTATTCATGAGAGGCCTGAGCGCCTCTATTGAATTTGGCAATATAACATTGCGCTGCGGGTCTTTCTCGTAGTTTAAATAACTTGATAGGATATAAGGCTTTTGCATTTTTGAGGGTGATTCTTTAAACGAAAAAAAAGCCTTGCTATCCTTTTGCTGCAATAATCTTCTGCGACTTAAATAAAGTTGAGCCTGCTTATCTGTTCTTGAAGTTCGGTAATTACCTGACTGATCGTGGCAATAAAACAAATGGTCAGCCACATCGATATAAGAGTGCGGCAGTAGTCCTGCATTTTTGGCCCGAATTGCAAAGTCAAGATGCTCGTCACCATAGAGGGCATATTGTATGTCATAGCCTCCTATTGTGTCAATTACAATTTTAGAAACATAGACCATGCAGCCGCAAGGGTTAGAATACCACTTGTGCGCACTTTCTCTTTTTATCAGTCGATTGCCATTTTGAATCCCTCTTCCGACTGAAGAAAATGTGTATGAAAGCAATGGGTAAGGACTGCCAATATAGGGCTTCCACCAATTAGGCGAAGTTGGGTAAGTATCGTCATCGGATAAAAATAGTTCGGTGCATCCCTTTTCAATTAGTAACTCAATGCACTTGTTTTTTGCTCGGGCAATGCCTACATTAGAACTAAACCGATATTCAGCATTTGGAAAAGGCTCATCACTTGCATCATCGACAACAATTAATAATGCTTTTTCCGGCAGCATTGCCTTCCATTTTGCAAAAGTTTCTAAAGCAACTTTTCCCCGGTTGTGTGTTGTAATTGCTACTCCTATCATGGCTGCAATTTAATCTCGTTTAACTCGCACAAATCAACCAATTCCTTTTCGGTCTTTTTCCCGAAGTTCTGCCATTGCCGGATATCGGAAAGCGGTATGGATTCAATTTCTCTAAGACTAACATCATGGCTTCCATTGCCGAGGTTCTTTTTCAGAACCCCGTACAACCTGACCGAGATAGGCAAGTCGATAATGGCTTTATCCCTAATCGGACTTAGCGAGATGTCTTCGCCTGGTGCAATATGGTCGATAATGGATTGGATGAACTTAATCTCCAGTTCCAATTCAGTCTTCTTGACCGCATAGTACGCACTGCCATCTGCGGTCCTGCGGTTGGCGGTAATAAGTTGTAATTCGGCTGCGGTTCTCTTCCGAGTTAGCCGACTTAAAACTTCCTGCCTACTGAATGTGCCTGCCATTGCCTGAGTGTTTAACATAGCCTGAAAGTAAAGTAAATGCCGACATTCCGGCCCGTTTGTATGTTTTGCCAACTGCTGATTCAGCTGCCCAAGGTGTTTTCGGGTTGAACTCCGCAACTGCTCCATAACCATTCGGGAAAATGCGGTCGTAATCCGATTTCCTGCGAAGTCCGGGATTAAAGCTGAAGCCTGCCCACATACCGCCACCGTGCGAGTCGCTGATGCGCTGATATTGCACCCGGTCTTTTGTTCTTCTGATGCTGCCAACGGCAGGATGACCATTGCGGTCGTTTTGATTGCGAATCCAAACCATGCTGCAGTTTGGCACCTCATCAATAACCGACTTTGAGGCTTCGATAAACCCGCTTCTAAAAAATTCCCAGTCGTCTTCTTGAAAAAAAATGTAGTTATTTTTTGCTAAAGAGAACAAAGTATCAATAGCCTTAATTTGGCCTAACTTGGGATTTTTATCTCTAAAATCAA